GCGCGAGCGCACCCACCCCCCCACCACGATTCCCGGACGGCGAGCGAGGGAGCGAGCGACGGAGGCCGAGGGACGACGCGACAGATCCCGACGGTTAGGATTAGGCGCGACCCCTGATCCCAACCGTTAGTTTAAGTTCCAACCATTTTGTTAAGCCTTGCCGTTGCCCCTGATCCAAACTGTTAGTTTAAGTCCCAACCATTTTGTTAAGCCGCGACCAGCGACGCCACAGGGTAATTGCTTAGGTAATTGCTTAGGTGATTGGCTGATTATTAATGCTTGACAATATGCACAGGATGGCCGAGTATATGCCTGTCACTTAGGTGATATTAACTTAACTTAATAGGAAAACGATATGACTAAGTCAAATGCAAAACCAGCACCAGAACAGACTGCCCGCGATATTATCCCTCATATAGAGGGTAACAAGGGTTTCAATTTCGCCAAGCCTGCTTCAGGCATTAGCGGCAAAATTAATTTCGCCATTGCCTTAACCTATGACAGCATCACCGCCAACATTCCTCGCCAGATTCAACTGGTAATGAATGAATGGCTCGCCCTAGGTGGCGGTGACGTTGACGTGCAAGCGATCAACGACAGCCTGATGACTAAGGGTTTATGGGTACGCGCTAACGGTGTTGCCTACAATCAGGACGTTGCGACTATACTGTTACACTATCGTACCCGCCTAGATGGTCGGGATGCTTGGGGTAGCGGTGCCAATGCTACTAAACTAAAACTGGCTGACTTCAGCTAACCACTAACCAACCTACTAAGGGGCGGCTAATCACCGCCCCTTTTTTTACCTGTTAGCTAACAGCTTTGCTAAGGGGCGCTCCTTCCCTAACACTAACCGTTTGGTTAAGTCGCGCAGTGCGCGACCCCCCATACCCCAACTGTTGGGCTAAGGCCCCCGGCCCACCCACCCTCCCTTGTTCCCGTCTCTTTTTTCGCTGTAGTTTTACTCTAGGTTCATCACCCACAAATTTTGCGTAATGTGCGTTTTATGCGTGATAAATTTTTTGCGAAAATTTTTTTACAAAAATTTTTTAAGGTAGCGAGGATAGTGATTAGGGAGTTACGATTCGCGTATGGCTGAGAAAAAGAAAAAAGATTCTCGTTTAGAGCGAGCAGGAGTTTCGGGATATAACAAACCGAAGCGTACCCCGTCTCATCCTAAAAAATCCCATATCGTTGTCGCTAAAGAAGGCGATAAAATAAAAACGATCAGGTTTGGGCAGCAAGGTGTAAAAACTGCTGGCAAACCGAAAAAAGGCGAATCCGCTAAACAAAAAGCCCGTCGTAAAAGTTTCAAAGCTCGTCATAGTAAAAATATTGCTAAGGGCAAAATGAGCGCAGCTTATTGGGCAGATAAGGTGAAATGGTAATGAATGATATGCAAGCCGTTTACGATGAAGAATTAGGTCGTGGTCGCGGCGGGTTAATGTCGTTAATGCGGGGGATGGGTGATTTTACGTTAGGGGAAGATGTAATGAACAATCTTCCTGAAATTATCGCGATGTTACGCAATACGAATAAAGATACGTTGACGATGCGGCAAACGCAGGAAATGGGTAAGCCGAGCGAATTAGCTGTATCGTTAAGTGACGAACCTGCATTAAGTTCGATGGTAGGGCCAGAAATGGCATTATTAGCAGGGATGATGGGTGGGCCTGGAGGAAAGGCTAAAGGATTAGCATCGTTAAAAGATGAATTAGCTGAATTTATTAAAAAAGATACCGCTGATACAGCAGAACGTATGCGGCGGTTAGATCAAGACGAAACGCTATCACGGTTAGCGGATCAAGATCGTTTAGAACGTACCCGAGCGGAACAATTAGAAGAGTTACGAAATTTAGAAAACCGTAACCGACGATTAGAAGATGGCGAAATGTCGGAAGAATACGAAACGGCATTGCGCGAATACCAAGATTTTATGAACCGCCAAGGTGAGTCTGGGATTCAAAAATTACGAAAAGATATTTTTAGTGATCCTGATCAGATGGCTGGTGGTGGACGTCCAGGATTATACGCAAATATCGCCGCGAAACGTCGACGTATAGCTGCGGGGTCTGGTGAAAAAATGCGTAAAGCAGGATCTAAAGGTGCACCGACGAAAGAAAATTTCCGACAAGCTGAAACTACCGCTAAAAAATATCATGGGGGTGCGGTAGGTGGCGGTATAGGATATAAAAAAGGTTATTACGGAAAATCGTATAAATGAAAGGATTAGCTAATTTACTTAAAGATCAAGGCAGATTTGGTGATACGGATCTAATCCATGTCACTCCTAATGAGATCCAAAATTTAGAATCTAATTTAGGAGGAGAGTTACCGAGGAATCCAAAAACAGGGTTAAAAGAAGCAAACCCATTTGCGCTTTTCGCAGCTATCGCAGCCCTTACAGCAGGCACTACCGCTTACACTGCAAAACAATCTCGTAAAGCCCAAAAACGTGCTAGAGAAGACCAACGCTTTAGAGAACTTATTGAAGGTTCTGCCCCTAATATATCTAACGTAGAAGAAGTAGTTCCTGAAGAAGTAATAGGTAGTGAAGTTGCTGGGTTAGAAGAAGCGTTAAAAGCGATGGATTATCAAGGCGGTCAACCGCCGGTTCCAGGACAAGACGACGCTATGGGCGCAATGCCTACGGATCTATCTGAAGAAGATTTAGCAATATTAATTCAATCAGGTGGATTAGAAGGCTTACTCCCTCAAATGGCCGCAGAGGGTGGGCCGGTAGGTACACCGGACGACGTTTATTATTTTGGTGTTCCGCAAATTATGGGGATGATGCAAGACCCCGATCCGCAAATCCAACAAGTAGGTATGCAATTAGCTGGTCAAATGGAAGCGATGCCCGAAGCAGGGATGGTACCAGCAACCCAAGATCAAATACGCACGATGGCGTATGGGGGTGCCGTCGAACCAAAAAAGTTAGAGATGGGCGGTAGCACCACGAAACGAGATCTAAAACGATTACAAGATTTAATTAAAGAATCAGGTCGCACGAAATTGCTAAACAGGTTAGGATTACCTGAAGATTTAGGGCAACGCGATACGGAAGATGTATTGTTTAGTGAGTTAATAGATCGTTTAGATTTACCTGTAGATATACAAAAAGAAGGCGACGAATATTCCATATCTAAAGTTTTCGGAGATGAAGATGCTTCATTACGTTTAGGTGCTTCGACGAATCGTGGTGATCCGCAAGTGAGATTAGATTTCCAAAAACGATTTGCTGAAGGTGGCCCTATAACTGAGGAACGTCTTAATAACGCAAGATTAAGATAAATGCCTGCTAAAAATCCTCGTATCCCTAGAAAAAAAGGGCAACCTGCGAAAAGTAAAAAACATAGCGATTTATATACGGACGAAGATCCGAAAGGTACGATCCACGGATTAAAATTTGCAACCGTAAAAGATGCCCAAGCGTCTGTTAGTAAAATTAAAAAAGCAAAACGCACTCCCGCTCATAAAATCCAAGCAGCGATAGCGATGGAACAACGAGCGAAAGCAGCGGGTAAAACTAGCGCAGCAGCGGTATACCGTCGTTTTATAAATGCAAACAAAAAATCCTCTAGAAAATCTTAAAGGCGTAGACCTTTCGCACCTGTCGAAAGCAGAAGCGAAAGAATTTACACTTCTTTTAGAAGAATTAGAAAAGCGTGAAAAACGTGAAAGTTCGATGGCGTCGTTTTACGATTTCGTTAAAACGATATGGCCAGAATTTATTGCGGGTGCTCATCATAAAAAGATGGCCGAAGCATTTGATAAAATCGCGAACGGTGAATCTAAACGGCTTATTATTAATATGCCGCCTCGTCATACGAAATCCGAATTCGCTTCGTACCTGTTCCCTGCATACTTATTAGGTAAACGACCTAAACTCAAAATTATTGAAGCTACGCATACCGCTGACTTAGCGATTAATTTCGGACGTAGAGTGCGCGACTTAATTGAAAGTGACGATTACGCAGAGATTTTTCCTGCTACTCAATTAAAAGCTGACTCCCGTAGCGCGGGTAAATGGACGACATCGCAAGGCGGTGAATATTATGCGGCGGGTATAGGTGGTGCGTTAGCGGGTCGTGGTGCTGATTTGTTTATTATTGATGACCCTCATTCCGAACAAGACGCGTTTTCGGATAAAGCCTTAGAAGAAGCCTACGAATGGTATCAAACTGGGCCTCGTCAGCGTCTACAACCTGGAGGTGCGATCGTTATCGTAATGACTCGTTGGTCTAAAAAAGACGTAACGGGTAAATTAATTAAGAAAATGGCTCAAGAAAAAGGTGGGGATGAATGGGAATTAATAGAATTCCCTGCGATATTACCGTCAGGTAAATCGTTATGGCCTGAATTTTGGTCGTTAGAAGAATTAGAACGTACGAAATCAGCAATCCCCCCGTCGAAATGGGCAGCGCAATATATGCAGCGGCCTACAGGCGAGGGTATTTCGATAATTCCTAAAGAATGGATAAAATTTTGGCCGTCTGACGACCCGCCGACATGCGATTATTTAATCCAAAGTTACGATACAGCGTTTTTAAAATCTGAAAGAGCAGACTATACGGCGATAACGACGTGGGGTGTGTTTTATCCTGAAGGTAAAGTAGGGGATGAACACTATAGCGGAGCGGATGCGCATATTGTTTTATTAGATTGCGTTAAAGAACGGTTAGATTTCCCTGAATTAAAGCGCGAAGCAGCCAGATTATACGAATATTGGGAACCTGATACAGTAATTATCGAAACGAAAGCGTCAGGTATCCCGCTAACCCAAGAATTACGGCGTCAAGGTATCCCTATAAACACCTTTTCACCGAGCAAAGGGCAAGATAAGATCGCGAGATTAAATGCAGTCAGCGGTATTTTCCAAGAAGGGCGCGTTTGGGTGCCAGAAACGAATTGGGGGCAAGAATTAGTCGACGAAATCGTAGATTTTCCGAACGGAGAAAACGACGATTGCGTAGATGCGACGACTTTAGCCTTACATCGCTTTAGACAAGGCGGTTTTTTACGTTTAGATGGCGATTATAGCGACGAAGAAGAGTATTATCCGAAAATACGGGCATATTACTAATTTACCGTTGTAAAAAACTAGAGTAGGGTAGCGTTCCATGGCTGAAGTGCAATTCCCAGAGGATTTAGAGGGCGAAGAACAGGTAGAAATCCTGTTTGACGAAGAAGATAACCTCGTTGACCCTTCGATGTTAGAAATGGAAGTAAATATTCCATTTGAAGAAAACCTCGCCGAGTATTTAGACCCTGCTACACTTAACGAAATCTCTTCAGAGCTATTAAGTTCGTATCAAGACGATGTCGATAGCCGAGAAAACTGGTACGAAACTTTCCGCGACGGTTTAGAACTACTAGGTATCGAAAATGATCCTCGTAGTGAACCGTTTGAAGGCGCTAGTGGTGTATACCATCCGCTTTTAGCAGAAGCAGCTACTCATTTTCAAGCCCAAGCGTATAAAGAACTTTTACCGTCTAACGGCCCAGTAGATACGAAAATTATGGGCGCGTCTAACGATCCGAAAGCGATGCAAGCTAATCGCGTAAAAGATTTTATGAACTTCCAGCTTATGTACAAGATGGAAGAATACGATCCAGAAATGGATCAGATGTTATTTTATCTACCACTCGCAGGTTCTGCGTTTAAAAAATGTTATTACGATCCAACGATGGGTCGTGTCGTTTCTAGGTTTATTAAAGCAGAAGATTTAGTCGTCCCGTATACCGCGACAGATTTACATACGTCACCTCGTATTACGCACCGTATGACGATGACGGAAAACGATTTGCGTAAATTACAACTAAGCGGATTTTATACTGACGAAGAAATGAGTCGTCCTTCGTATTCCGAACAAGAAGATCCAGTTCAACAAAAAATAGACGAAATAGACGGCGTATCAAGAACAGGACGACAAGCTGATTATACGTTGCTTGAGTTCCACGCTGAATTAGATATTGAAGGTTTTGAACATACGGATAAAAACGGAGAAGCTACAGGGTTAGCAATTCCCTACATTATTACCATCTGTAAAGATAATAACCGTGTTTTATCTGTTCGTAGGAACTATGTAGAAAATGATCCGATGCGTAAAAAGATTGAATATTTTACGCATTATAAATTTCTTCCAGGATTAGGTTTTTACGGTTTCGGTTTAATCCATATGATTGGCGGCGTTACGAAATCAGCGACCGCAATCCTCCGGCAGCTTATTGACGCAGGTACGTTAGCGAACTTACCGGCTGGATTTAAAGCACGTGGATTAAATATCCAACGGTCTGATGATCCCGTACAACCAGGAGAATGGCGTGACGTCGATACTCCTGGAGGTACAATCCGCGATGCGTTTATGCCGTTACCGTTTAAAGAACCAAGTCCTGCGTTAGCGCAGTTGATGGGTGTTTTAGTAGAATCCGGACAGCGATTTGCTGCTGTTATGGATAACCAAACAGGAGACGCTAATTCAAACGCTCCTGTAGGTACGACTGTTGCGTTATTAGAAAAAGGTCAGAAAGTAATTTCTGCGATTCATAAGCGTTTGCATTATGCGCAACGTAGTGAATTTAAAATCCTTAAAAGATTATTCGGCGAATATTTACCGCCTGAATATCCGTATCAAGTACAAGGTGCGCAACAAACGGTATTCGCTACTGATTTCAATAATAGCGTAGACGTTATCCCTGTTTGTGATCCAAATATTTTTAGTACGACGCAACGTATTATTTTGGCACAGACTCAGCTTCAGATGGCGCAAAGTGCGCCGCAGATTCATAATATGAAAGAAGCGTTCCGCAAGATGTATATCGCGCTGAACATTAAAGATATCGACGATATCTTGTTACCAGATATGGCTCCTGCTCCGAAAGATCCCGTCCAAGAAAATATGGACGCTTTATTAGGAGCGCCGTTACAAGCGTTCCCGCAACAAAACCACGATGCGCATATACAAGCGCATATGGCGTTTATGCAAAATCCTCAAGTCCAACAAAATCCGGCAGCGATGGCTGCATTACAAGCGCATATTCAGCAGCACCAAGCTCTAAAATATCGTTTACAAGTTATGGAAATGTTGGCGCAACAAGGTGTGCAATTACCACAACCTGGGCCAGATGGCCAAATGCCTCAGCTTCCTCCCGAGATAGAAAGCGAAATAGCAATAGCCGCTGCACAAGCTACGCAACAAATTACAGGCCAAGAACAAGCTCTGGCACAAGCGATGGCGCAGCAACAAACAGATCCAGAACGTCAAATGTTCCAAGAACAAATGCAACTCGAAT